ATTTGAACTGAATCTGCGTTATCAGAAAGGTTTCTAAATATCGCGCCGGTTCCGTATACATCTAGTTTATCTAGAGGGACATTCGTTCCTATACCGACATTGCCGTCAGCTTGAACTACAAATCTATAAGCACTATTTCCATATAAACCAAAATCTGCACCACCAATACCAGCACTATTGGCGGAAGAAACAATTCTCCATTCGGCACCTCCGGTGCCAGTTGCATTAAGACTAATTTGTGAGCCAACTGAATGAGAACTATCTACGCTTAAAGAAACCTCACCGCTATCTACAATTTGTAACTTAGTATCTGGGTCTGTTGTTCCTATGCCAACTTTACCGTCGCTTTTGATGGTCATGCGAGCTGTAGCTGAACCACTCGTAGGTTGGGTCTCAAACTGTAGTCGCGAGCTATCTGTAGCTCCATCTTGGATGCCTTTAATATTTGCAAGGTCAGAATCTATATCCGTATTCCCGAATCTGACGTGGCCTAAAGTTCCAGTGGTAGTCCCGCTTGTCCTTGTGACCCCAATTATACCACCGTTAAGTCCATTACCTTGAAGGTTGTAAACAGGACTCGCAGTGCCAATACCCACTAACGTGCCTTTTTTTGTCACGTGATTAGTGGCGCCACTATCGCTCCTGAAATAAACATCATCTGCGTCTAAATAAACATCAGACGTTCCTCCATATCCAAACCTGTAAGAACTGTTATCATTGTTGGCAATTTCTAATATCGCGTCAGGGGCTGCTTCTCCTATGCCAACCTTACCGTCAGGCTTCACCGCAAGCTTGTAATTACCATTAACAAGTGTGGCAAAAGCAAAACCAGTACTCCCCGGCTCATCCATTCGCACCAACAACCCACTTGAGTTACCGCTGGTTGCAGTGTTATGGATTCTTGATAACCAATTACCCGTAACCGCTTTGTAAATATCAAGGGTGTATGCAGGCGCAGCTGTCCCTATACCAACGTTACCATTCCCGTTAATGGCCATTCTGGTTGCAGAATCTGTAGCGTCGTAAAACTCTAAAGTTCCATTGACAGTTTGCCCATCTACTATCTTCCAATGTTGAGTAGTCGAACCCGTTTTCTTAATTTCAAAACCTACAGTAGAATTTGCAGCTACTTGAGTTAATACAGTTGTGGTACCGGCAGCTTTACTAACATGAAGGTGAGCAGCGGGAGTTACTGTTCCTATCCCAACGTTACCAGCAGCATTCATCGTCATTACGTCCACGCCAGTAGCCGAGTTGCTATGTCGCATTATTTTTAGATGCGGACTACCATCAGTACCAGCCCTCCACGCGCTTATAGAATATCCAAAATCATCAACAGTGCTTGTACCAAGCGTTATAGATGTCAACCCTGTGGAATTCGTTGTGTTCGAGGGTTTTAATTTTATAAACGGTGTAGTAAATGCCTCGGTAGTTTGATTACGGCTAATTTCCAACTGTCCGTCTGGACTTGCAGTTCCTATACCAACGCTTCCTCCAGTAATATACGATACGTTATCTGAATCTAATCTTATAGTTTCAACTCCCCCGTCCTTCTTTATAGAGAGTCTTCCGTCTCCAGCAGTTTGACGAAATACGAATAAGCTGTCTCCATCATGAGCGGCTATTTGTAAAGGATTAGCATTGTCTTCAATACTTTTTATCGCAAGGGTATTGTTAGGATCGGCAGCTTGATTGATTCCAACTGCTGTGCCGTTATCCTGTATAACGCCGGAAGTTATAGTATCTTCATCAGACCAGCGAGCTACATAATTAGCAACGCCGGAACCTCCAACACCGGATAAAACAGACTCAATACTTTTCCAATTAACTCCTGTCTGTCCCTCGTTAGTAAGAACCATTCCTCCCTCGCCTAGCGAGTTATTGGAATCATAAATATTACCAGATATACCAAGCTTATTAACATTAAGTCGGTTGCCATCAGTAAAAGTTAAATCTGCATCCCCACCGAAAGTTCCTGCGTTATTAAACTGGACTTGCGTGTTAGCTCCACCGGGCGTTCCTCCGCCTCCGCCGCCTCCTGCTAATTGAGACCATTGAGAAGTTCCTCCCACTGTTCTTCTCACAAACTGAGTAAGATTACCAGTGTCAATAAGATACGCGCCATCAAGAACTCCTGTCGGCTTAGTGTCCGAAGTGTTTGTTGTAAATCTATCTCCTGCGTATCTTGTAACTGCCATAACTATGAAAAAGTAAATTTAAATCCATAAAAAGCTCCACTATTGAAAACCCCATCACTAGTAGAAGCATCTATTCTTATTTGATAATTCCCTGCACTTAAGCCAGTTCCAAACACTCCAGTTCCATTGATGTTAGTATAACTAGTTCTAGTGTTTTCATCAACCCAAGTATTAGTACTATTTCTCACTGCTCCTTTTTGTTGATCTACTGTTCCTCCATTTTTACCTTGGTAATTTACTATTGAACTACTTCCACCGGAGTAAAGCTTAACTTGCTGCATGTCAAAGTTACCAAGCGTAGTAACATCAGGTATAAGTTTCCTTGAGTCTTGGGGAGCTAATCCCGAACACAAAACACTTGTAGAGGACCCATTGTAAATTGATAGTGTCATATAGTCTAAAAAAGGAGAAGGTTCCCATCCTCCCAACCCAAAAATAGTAGGATCAGCATCTTGACCTAATCCAGAGACCTCTACGCGCAAAGTTTTTGAAGTAGCTAAGGAAAAAGAGCCCGTAGCGCTCCCGCTTTGAACAAACGCATTATACGAAGTCCAAATATCAGGAACAGGATTATCACCTTCATCAATTCCTGACGTAGAGGCAGTATCATAATCAGCCTCGAATGCTATTTCTAGTTCCAGTCCCTCCGATTGAACAGACCAAGGATTAGCTTGGTGAGGAGCCGATGTTATGCCTGCTGAAGAGTATCCACCTGTTAAAAACCATCCATAGTATACTTGAGGAGAAATTGTGCTATTACCCGCGTCACTCCCTTCATTATAAAGGGAAGTATGATTTCCGTAAGATGTGTAATACTCTTCTATACCAAAAGTGTCGTAAGCAGGGACTTCAGAATCTTCTATAAATACTTCAAAAGGGTAGGAGCTGGCGCCATCTCTATATGGATGGATTGAGTTATCAGAATGCTTAGTAGGGAAAGGTACTGTATCGCCTACATGGCCTTGACCGTTATCATGGCTCCAATAAAGCCCAGTGTTCCACGAAATCGTCGGGTCATCAAACTCAACAGTTTGCTTCTTGACAAATGCTGTTGGAAATGTTAAACCCATTACAAATTATACCCAGTTACTGCGGAAGCCCATATTTTGTCGTCAATTTTTACAAACGTATAAAGATTAGTTTTATTCTGAGCGATCTTCGGCGCTTGATTTTCATATTCTCCCCCCCAATATACGGTAGTTCCCGCCGATACATTGAAAGTAGCAGTCCCTTCTCCCCCGTGGGTATTGTGAATATACATCGTGACGGTTTGTCCATTGACGTCATTGCTAAAGGTATAAGCCCTCGTGGCTGCGTTTAATTCTGCGTGTTGAACGTTCCCTAAGCTCCAGTCAATATTAGTGGCACTGCTACCCACATCTTTAGGCGAAAAGTTATAAGCTCTTTTTCTATAAATTACATCGTCAACCGTTATGTGTCCTTGAGCTGCAGGAAAATTAAGGTTACCGTTTTCGATACTAACGTTCCCTGATATAGGAGTATTGCTTAAATCTAAAGCTTGGGCATTTACATCTATGTGTCTATTGCCTGACAACTGTAAATCTCTATATGCTAAAAGTTGAAGATCTGTCCCGTTACCATCTGAGTTAAAAACTCTAGACCTATCAAGTCCTCCAATAGTGTTATTATTGCCAAATCCTATATTTCCGCAACCTGTAATGCTAAAAGCCTGCATTTTTACATCTTGAGTTGCGGTGCAGTTACCCATGTTATCTGAAGCACTTGTAGCAGCAGCTATACCGCTTCCCGTTATAAGTCTTCCGTCAGATAGCCTAACTTGGAGATATGGGTTGTCAGCAACAGAGGTGCTCGCATTGTCCCAGTTAGTTTTTTTAAAAATAATATGTTCGCTTCCTGTAAACCCAATAACGCTCCCGTTATCCACATTCATAGGGTTTAAAACAAAATTTTGAATTTGTTGCGCGCTTGCTTTGGCGGTTTTATACGTGCTCCCTGCGCCTGAAGCGATAGGGAGTAAATCCGCTGCTTTAACCCCCACTGCGGCACCTACTGAGTTTAATTGAGATATCTTTTTATTTGCCATTTTTCCTTAAACCTTATTGTTATATACACTATTTTAATATAGAGGAATTAGATTAGTCACAAATAAATCATCAGTTTCTTGCTGAAGATAAAACCCGTCATCGCCACCTGTAGCGTTTCCAGTTTCTTCTAGGAGTATAAAATCCTCTACCTTTTCCATTCCTAGTACCCCGCTTATAAAAAGACCATTAGTTGTATCATTAGGATTAATCTCTACATTAAAAGAGGCGCTAAATGACTTGTTAGATCCAATTGATGAATCGTATCCATAATTGTTTAATTTAGCCCCTTTAAATGTATACCTCAACGCTTCGTCTTGACGATTTATGGGTATCGTACCTGCGTTAATCGGAGCGTCAGTGCTCTTTGCGCAACTTGTAGGGTCTACTTTAATTGTAAAATCATAACCACTATTTATAGAAATGAGATCTACCAAAGACCCACTATTTCCAGATTCTATTAATCCCTGTAATGACAAATTCGCAAATATAGAAGAAGTTGCTTTATAGTCTACAGGAAACCGATACCCTAAATTATTTAAATATTCCCTATTTAAGTTGATAGAAATCTCATAACCTTGTATATGCAATTTATCAAAATCTACACCTAGCCCAGAAAAAGATTCCGTAGTGATTGTTATGTCCCCCGGTTTTAAAGCTGCATAACCTTCCTCTGACATAATTCTTGGAATAACAACTTTCTTTTCGGGACTTACAGTCCCACTCTTTGTTTCTATCCCGGGCGCCTGAAAACCACTGCCGCTCATATCAAAACTAGCATTATACGCTGTATAAGAAGCTGAAGCAGAAGGAAATTTACCCACAGAAGCTTGAGTAGTATAATTATTCAAATAACAATTCCCAAACCCTATAATATGGTAACCTGTAGAATTGGGGTCTATTGACTGATAAGTATCTGGGTTGGTAAAGTCTTCTTTAAAATAAAAACTATCTATATCATTACCTTCTTGATTAACTGCTACATATATATTCCTGCAGTCTTTATATTGGTTGACAGGATAATCCTGCCAAGGCCTAGTTAAATTTCGATTTTTATTGTCTTCAAAAAAACCCGACAACAAAGAAACTTCTTCATTTTGATTGTAATATGGCTCCCCGCTAAAAGGGTAATTAAATAAAGGATAATTTACATCAAATCCGAGGCGAGCTTCGTTCTTAGTCCCGCATAACAAATAATCAAAACTAATATCTACAGTGGGGTAATCTATAATAGGCCTATCTACTATACCTCTTTTGTTGATCTGTAAAATATCAGTATGGGGGACATTGATAGAATAAGAAACTGATTGCACCCTGTCAATAGGGCAAAGTCGGTTTATTTTGTTTATTAAGTTGGAGTCGTCGTTTATAGGGGCAGTGGCAGCGTAATCATAAAAATTAAATTCGCTTTCGGGGGCAGGCCCCATAAACAAAGCCTGACAATTGTAAATTACAGTTGGCCTTGCCATTACTTCTCTCCTTCATAAACGCTTGAAAACAGTATTCCGGCCAAAAAGTCATCTACTTGATGCTCTAATGCAACATCTTGTATTTTTTTGACTCTTTCATGATTTCTGTCAGTAGGCTCAGCAGCATACCTCCCTGCTTTAGCTAACCAATTATCTGGATCTTCATTAGCTATTACAATGTTAGTTATTTCTTTTGCAACCTCTTTTTGCTGCTTGCTTAACCTTTTCCGATTGTGCAGTTGTCTTAACGAGGCTTCTACCTCCAGATTCAACTTGTCTGACAGATTTAAGTTCTCTTGTATTTTAGATAAACTAAAATTTAAAGAAGCTTTGGTTCCTACTGGAGTTTTAGTATCTGTTTCTTTAGGGCCTTTTGCTCCCGGAGGTCGTCCACTAATTTGCGGACCTTTGGCTCCTCCTATTAATGGTTGATACAACCCTTCATCTCTCAAATCTTTGAATTTTTTCTGAGACTCAACTGACTCTTCCGTAGTTGGGAAACGGCCAGATTCTATAGCTTGCATACCCTCTTCTGCGGTGAGAACTCCAAGCTCAATTAATCTACTATAAATACGAGAATAAACTGAAGTATCCCTCAAGTCTACGTCTTCAAAGTAGGCATTGGGATAATTTTTAAATCCAAGCTCTTTAGATACTCTTCTAATTTCCGGCATTAAGAAGTTTTCTAGAAATACTCTACGCCCTTGCTTTAATCGCTCCATAAACACTTGTACTTTTATACTAGTATTAGCGAACTTCTCATCACTAAGAAGTATGTTATTAAGGCCCATTTGAATGTCTTGGTTAACAACCTCGTATTTTCTTGGGTCAAGTATTCCTCCTATGTCCGGAATCACAAACTTCGCATCGGTAGTATAATCAGATATCAAAACCCTACCAACAGACTCATTTTCGAAGAGCTTTTGCATAGCCATGAGATTCCTCTGATTAACCCCACCGTCCGCAGGTTTGGCTCCCATTGTTACTAATAAAATAGCTTGGTTAGTGGTTCTGGCTACAGCCATATCCATCTGCTTCATTTCCTGCTTCCAGTTTATATCTTCAAGCACTGGGTATCCCATTGGCACCGCGAATGGCTCGTAATCTTGTTTTTTATAGAAGACGGCCACTAGTTTATCAGTATTAAGGGGGATTGTTATGGCGGACATCCCTACATCTTTAGTCTCTGTTATTAATTTTTGAGTCTTCTCTGGAAGACTGTCAAAAACTTCCTGATCTTCTTCTGTCTGCGGATGCCTTAGTCTCTGAAGCTCGTAATCAGTTACCACCTTGTAGTAAACTCCCGTACTAAAAGAAATACTGCCTTGTAACTGGATATCCGAGGGATTTAAAATTATATACTTAGAAGGGATCTCTAACTCCTCGGCCGCTTGACTTATGCCGAAGGTTTGATTTATTTTAAAAGCGTCTGTTTTATCCATTTTAGCATTGAATCTATAGACAAAAACATTACCCGACCTGTAATACTCTCTGAAGAATCTACTTTGAAGATCGTCGATATTTATCCTTTTAAATAGAGTTTCAAAGAATTCCCTAGACTTCTTACTCCCTCCTGAATAATAAAGATTACTAATAGAAAATTCGGTCATAAGGTCAATAGTGTTTCTAAAAACAGAAAAGTTATAATAGGCCTTTTGACAAAGAATAATAGTATCCCTTACATCTATATTTGAATTATTAGCTATCCCCTGAGAATATTTAAACGGAATCATTCCGTTTTCAATATTTCTAAAACGATCAGTTCTAGGAATGTCAGCGGCTTTATTGCGTCGCGTACGAGTGGAATTAGCCACTGCCTCTTGCATCGCCATCAAAGGTTCCGCACCTTGTTCCGTTTTCTTCCTTACAGCCATAATTTACTTTAAATTTACACTTAACCAAGCATTCTGGGAGTAAATGTATGGTTAATTTGTTTTGCTTCTGTATTTTTAAGGTCATTATAGGCTTTAACTGCCCAATTTCCTAACATTAAAGTGGTATAATTATCTTTACGCGCCCGATTGGCTGAAGTACTTCTTTTAAGGTGCTGAGGCAGGTCAAATGTCTGAATTCCTTTTGCTGTAGTTTTAACTTCAACTAACGCGCATTGCTTTCTAGTTTGATAAATAATATCATCTTGGAACTCTATCAAATCACCTTTATTCTCATAAGGCATTAACTTCATCGGAACCGCTTGAGCTGATACTTTATCGAAAAAGCTTCCGCACGCAGCAGTACGTGAAGCGAACCATATCCTCTTATGATCAATAGAAGCTTGTAAATATTCATTAGCCTCCCGGAGAAAAGTGCTAGAAAATAGCTGTTTGAAACAAATCATATTTTCTTTTACGTTATATTGGCTTTTTGCCTTAAGTAACATTTGTTGATAATCGTTACCAGTTTTATCACTGTTAAAATCAAAAAACTTTAAATTAATACGTGAATCACGAAACAATTCAGATTCATTAGCTCCATCAATAAACTGATATCCTGCGTTATCTATAATTAAAAGAACAATATTAAAGCTAGTAATTAGATAATGAAGATATTTGATATGATCTTTTAAATCCCCTCCCGCGACTGCATAAGCATGCACTAAGGTAGATTCATTACTTTTTTCTTCATCAAGCTCTAAAACCGACATTGCAAAATAATCGGAACTTGGGCTGTTACTAAAACTAGGGTCAATAGCTAATATATATTCTTTATCTGGCTCCCCTTTGACTAAGGTATGCTGTTTCTCCCCATCTGGTATGGTGCAGTCATGCATTTTCTTAGCACTAAAATAACTGTCACTTCCATCTGTAAACTGAGCGCAATATTCTCGCTGAAAAGAGGAATTAGAAGAACCTCCAGACTGAGCTTCTTCTATGACTGTGTTATCTATCATATCAGAAGGGATAGAATCAAAAGCCATCTGCGATATAAAGTAATTAGATTGTTGAATTTCTTCCGAATAGATATTATTCATCCATTCCTTGTAAGTCTTAAATAGGTTTTCAAAACTAAAACTGGCTGAAGAAAGGGCTATCATTTTAGAGTTATTTTCAAAAACGATTCGGTCCTTTTCTTGCATTTGGCCTTTTTGGATAAGATCATCTTCCATCTCTCTTATTTTTATCCTCTCAGCCATATCTTGCGGAGCTACTAAGAAAGGCATAAGAACTGTTTTAATGGTATCTTCAGGCAATAGCAAAAACTCATCAAGCACAAGAATATTTGCACGAAAACCACGAATTTTTTCTCCACTTAGAGGAATAGCAGTGATAGTCCCTTCGTTTATTTTCCATTCAAATTGATCGTTACGTTTAGATTTAGCCCCGAAAGCATGAGCTAACATTTGAGCCTCTTTAGACTCAACTATCTTCTCTAAGTTATTAAAAATAAATCGGGCTGTACGAAAAGTTGGTCCGGCGATTAAGATCTTTGTTCGAGGCTCGAAAATACATTGAAGAAAACAATAAACAGCCGCTATAAAACTTTTACCGCAACCTCGCCCCCAAACACACATGCTAAAGTTTCGGTTAAAAAAAGCTTTAAGGGTTATTTCTTGATATAAAGCTAATTTAATTCCCGAAAGAAGTTCGGTAGTAAAACCTAAATTAGAACGCATAAATTTAGCTAAAGTTATTTTAGCTTGTTTATCGGGAAGCTCACCTTTTAAACTTAGAAAATCTTCATTTAAATTAGGTAAAGGTTTTTTATATTTGTCTGGGCAATACCACATGTTATAATAACTTTAAATCATACGCTAATTGTAAGTCGTATTTCTCTTTTAAAGCGTCTGAAAG